TCTCTGTCTAGCATATCGTTCTGCCGCTGCTAGCTCTGAAAAAGATTTATAATTTGGATCTGAAGGATCTGTGCTTACACCAAGCATGTAGGCAGACTGGTATAAATCTGCATATGGCGTCACTACGAAAACATCATGACGGTAGGTAAACTCTTCAGAATCTACCTCATAATTCCAAACAAGTCTTAGGGTACCTGTGTTGCTTGTATATGGCAAAGGTATGTGTGCTGCATACAGACCAACATTTGTTTCATCTTTTTCAGCAGTAATAGTATCTAATAAAATTGTTAAGCCAGGATTTTCTTCTTCTGGAGTTTCAGTGATATCGTATATCTCTACTGTTGGTAGATTGTCTGCATCAACAACATTTCCTCTCCAGAATACCTGATGATAAACTGGGGAATTGCTATTTTTTAATATCTCTGCCATTTAATAGGCTTAGTTGTAGAACTCTCTTACTTCTGCTGGAGTTGCTAATCTAAAGCCCTCCTCCTTGTCAAAAATTCTTTGAGCGTCTTCCTTGCCCATAGCGACAAATGGATGCTCTTTAGTAAATGTCTTACCCATTATATCGTATCTAAAATTATTTCTTGTCATTCTAACAAGCACTTCGTCTGCAGAAATATCTTTATTTGGGTCAAACTTTGGAAGCACAGTAGGAGCTTCTTCTTTTGCCTCTTCAATATTCTTTAATGTGCTTTGGTATACTGACCATGTTACGCCTTCTTCTGCAAGAGCGGCTACTATATCGGCCTTGTTTTTTAGACCATCTGTATCAACTGCAAAGTCCTCTGCAATTTTCTTTAATTCTTTTACCTTTAATGTCTCGAATGACATATATTCTCCTTAATCTAGGTAACAATAATTATAGCATTACTGGGTTAAAAGGAAAAGCCCCCAAATTTAATTTAGGGGCCTTTCAGCAGTTTAATTCCTATAAATTAGGAAGCAACCTTAACGTTCTTAACGACAACCCATGCATCTGCTTGCTCAATTTGGGTTCCGACACGGGTATACATTGTATACTCAATCGAATCCTTCTTTGGCCAGAAGAAGCGATAAACTGTAACGTCACGCTTGATACCAATAACTACGTTATTAGGGAATGTCAAGTGTACGTCACCATGGTTACCTGATGGAGTGTCATAATCTCCAGCTTGTGTCTCAGGAAGTAGTGGCACTTCAACAATCGGAATACCGAATGCGAATGGTGCTACGAATCCAGCTGGGCCACCAAGACCTGGCTGATCTCCACGGATAATGCTTGAAGCGATATCCTGTGGGTTTACGTTCTGGATATTTTGTGATGTTGAATACAAATAATCCTGAATCAAGTTTGATCCTGATAGGAAGCGGAGATCTGGTCTACGCTGCTTGTACTTACGTGGCAAAGCCTTAAGGGCATTGTTGAATACTTCACGGGATACGTTAGCACCCTCAGCATCAACTACATGTCCGTTTGTCTTTGCAATCTTAACTACGCCGTCAAACGCCTTGTATAGCTGGTCAGAGCTTAGTGCAGTATTTCCATTGAGGATTACATCTTCAATGTCGTTACCTGCCTGAGTTGCCATCATACGTGCGATATGATCTTCTAGATCAGCACCTTCAATGTTGTCTTCAAGAGATTCTGTTGAAAGCTCCCAATCTAGGCGAAGCTTCTTTGTTGTAAGAGAAATCTTGGAGAAGGTGACTGCAGCATTACCACTGTTTGTGTTATCTGCTTCAGAAGCAACCTTCATAAGTTTCTCACCTACGCCGATACGATCAATTTCAGTAGTGTCTGCTCTCATTCGAACAGTACGAGCTACCTTACCGATTACTGTCGCATCGAACATATAATCGAGGAATCGAGCAGATTGCTCTGGGTTCAACAAACCACCCTTGCCTTCGGAACCAACGTGGATACCTGAATCGGCACCAGCGGAACCAGTCATTGCTGTGGTTAATGTTGTATCAGCGGAAACTGCTTTTTGTAATAGTTCATTGCTCATTGTTTTTTGTTTCACCTACCTTCATTATTTAAGTAATTCATTAACGGAACCGAGGAAAGAACCGTTCCATTTTGATTTTTTTATTGTAATCTCCTGAGACCCGCCAAGGTCTGAGGACTTCTTGAATGCAGTCTCTGATTCGACTGCGTCTACTCTCTTTTCAACAGTTGCAATTGTATTCTTAATTGCATCTACTGCAGATGAGAGTGCTGTGTGTTGTTCTGCTAATTCTGAAATTCTAGCATCTACGCCTTTGCTGAAAGTTTCAACTGTCTCTTTGATAGCTGTAACTTGAGCTGCGTTTGCCTCAGAGGCTTTTTCCAAAGTCTCTGAGAAGAAACCCTTTAGGTCACCAAGCATCTTTGCAAAATCAGGTTCTTCAACCTCAACTTCTGATACGTCGGCTGCTTTTTCCAGAACTTCGGCAGAAGTTTCTTCTGATGTTGCTTCAGTGTTTTCAACTTCATCAGACTTTTTAACTTCATCAGATGATGGAGCAGCTGGAGTTGCTTCTACAACTGGAGCTGCAGGCGCTTCTGCTTTTACAACAGGAGCTGCTGCCTTTGGCTCATCTTTCTTTGGAGCCTCAGGAGCACGTAACTTTTCAACAGTGTCTTCTACGACTTCTGTATTTTCTACGTTTTCCACTTCATTACCTCCTTCTGCGTTTGCCTGTTTTGCAATTTGTGTATCAGGCAACGTTTTTAATCTTGATTTATGAGAATCAAGAATCTTATCTATTTCCTTTGATTTGTTAATATCGTTTGACTCTACCCATCCAATGAGTTCTGTCTTCTTTCCAGTAACTGGAGAAATATATTCTGCCTCTGTTGACATAAACACAGAATCACTTTCTGCACAATAAAAAATATTTTCCATTTTTACATCTGCAGCAATTCCTTTAAATATCATTTGGCCATTTACCTTTTCAATAGACAAAATATTGCAAAGCTCATTTGCTGGAGAGTCTACTATTGATAATTCAACTAAAGAATAATCTTTAATAAATCTAACGCTTTGTCCTGTAGACTTGTTAACCTCTGTGTCTGAATCTATAATCTTTCCGCCAATTGAAAATCCTGTTAATGTTCCGTCAAGAACTTTTTCCCAGGTATCCTGTGCGCCTTTTGAAATGTATGCGTCAACATATACTCCGTTATAAAACTCTTTTGTTTTTGGATCGTAATATGTTTCTGGTCTAAATGATGCAACCTTACCGACAGCTAAAGGCTGATGCATTTCTCTTAGATTTCCACGAAAACCTTCGAAAGCTTTCATGCTCGCTTCCTGCGTAACAACATCACCAGTCTGATCTAGGTTGTCTAATGTAGCAAAACCTGAGACTGTTCTTTTTTCTCTGTTGACCTTCGTAAACGGAACTGATAAATTAATAACATTTCCGTTAGAAGACCAATGGGATTTTTCAATGGTCATATGTGTATATTATAGATTTCTATATATCAAAAGGCAAATAACAGTTGAGTAAGACTACTCGACTTGTCTGCCGTCGCCTTTTGCATTTCGGCCTTCCCCAGAGGTATCTGGGGAATTTGCAGATCTTTCTTGGTCCCTAGTTCTGGTTTGCATTGCCTGAGCCTTTGCTTCTGCTGCCTGGGCTTGAAGATCTACGACCTCATCGCCACCTTCTCTAGGAACTAATCCCATTCTAATTCTAACCTCATTTGGTGTAATTACCTGGAATCTTAAATATCTTTCATCAATTTTTGACTGAGTATCATCATCATTAAGGGCCAACTGATTAAATTTAATTGTTAAAGCGTCTGTCTTTTCTTCAATAATCTTATTTAATTTCTTTTCTAAATTAGCCTGGGCAGGGCCACAAACCTGCTCCCTGAATGTTTTATCTGCGTCTCTAGCGACTGCTAAATTAACTCCAGCAGGGGTTCCTATTTTATTTATAGGAACTCTATGAGAAATTAATATTTCGTCCCTATTTGAAATTCTGTAAGTATTAAATGACCCATCTTGAACTCCAGATTCAATTGGCTCCATTTTAAATTCAGTTTTTGAATCAGCAGAGTCTGGGGGCAAAGGAATATAAAGAGATCTATGATTTTTACCTCTTAAGCCTACCTGGAAAAACTCTAAAAGTTTTCTTTCTGATTCACCCGAAAGCTTTGCGCCCTTGACTGTAATAAGATATCTTGGCACCGCCTTGTTTTCAAAATAATCTAGGTTGTACTTTCCAGCAAATTCATTTCCAGCCATTGCGTTTTGAGATGCAATAATGTCTGGTATTCCATAATAATTATTTGTTGGAGTGTACTTCTTTAAATGAATAATTTCATTAGGGCGATCTGTTGCACTTGTAATTGGATTAGGAGTCTCTTGATCTCCAAAGTTCCTAAAAAACACTGCCTTTCCATATAGCAACTGCATATATCCATCACGCAATCTTCTTACACGCATTGTTTTAGCAGGTATATGTCCAATATATCCTATATCGCCTCTTGTTGTTCTTCCAATCTCGATGTATCCATTTCCTGTAGATTCTAAATCTGTATACACCTTAATAAGAGTTTCAGTAAATGTTTCTTCTTCGTTTACTGACTCAAGCCACTCATTTAAATCTTGTCTAATTCTATTTAGCTTTTTTCTAGCTCTTGCAAGCTGCTTTTCATCTTCTATGTTGTCTAACGCATCATTTGCTCTTTTTGATTCTACAAACTGATAACCAAGTCCAACGATGTTGGACACCTTTGCATTTATGGCAGCGTAGTTGTATGGAGAAATTTCATAAATTCTTGAAAGATATTCTAGGTTATATGGTGGCTCGATCAAGTCAAACATAGCATAGCCAGTTACTGCTTGCTGTAATAGATTTTGCTGAGTAGCAGTTCCATCCACACCTACAAATCTTTTTTGCAGGTCACGATTCATCTTTCTTCTGAATGTAGGTCCTAATCCAGATATCTTAGATATGTCTTCGCCCTCCACCTTAAATGGATCATTGCTGATGGTGTTCTTTGGGCTATTGTACTTAACCCAATCAGCCGCATTAGAAATTTCTATTTCGCTGATCGAGTTTTCTTCATCATCAATAAACTCCATTATTTACCACCCTTTAACTTTTTCATTTCATCCTTATAGTTTCCTATATCCAACGGATCTGGAGTAAGTCCCCATTTTAATCTTTGTTTTTGATACTCAAACTCTTCGTCGTCAATTTTTCTACTGCCTTCTAAAAACTTAGGCTTTCCTTCTTCAATTCCATAATGTCTTACTGCTTTAGCCAGCATTTCAATCTTTTGTCTATTATCTTTACGTGATGCCACCGACAAGAAGTTTCCCTCATCGTCTCCGATCCAGCGTCCGTCTGGCATCTCCCAGACATAAACACCAATTGTGGTTTCGCCTTCTTTGACCTTATAGCTAGTTTTGATATCCATATACACATCATTTTACCACTAATGACAGCCTAAGTCCAGCCTTTTGTCACACAAAATGACGCTGAGCTAATTTGATATACGTACCCAGTCTGGAGAATATGTGTACACATCTAGTTCTGTCATGGTGATGTCCGAATCCTCTACTATTAAAGAGTTATTGCCCATATAAAGTTGATAGTTATTTATTGGATCAGCATCACTATTTGAATATATGGTTATATTTTTGTAGGTATTATTGTCTAAAAGCCCGCTCCAGGATCCAGACTGATACTTTACATTAAACCAGGTGTCTCCCGTAATCTCTGAATTGAATTTGATAAATATATGATTTGAATCATTTATATTGATATAAGAAGATATGTTTGTAGCCCCTGTGGCGTCCTGTCCATTTATGTATAGCTCAGATATCCCAGACTTGGAGATAGAGCCTCCAGAGGCCCAGGAAAGGCTGTATTCGGTGCCCTCAGTCATGTTGTATACCAAGTATCCCGCAGACAAAGATTTAGGTGTAAATATAAATTCTAAATCTAAAATTGAATTAATTGTAGTTAATTTAAACCCTGCTGATTTACAAACTATGCCATCATTTTTGGCTCTTGCAAGAACTGGGTGTTCTAAATTAGATAGGTCTATATCTCCAGATAATTGATTAGAAGATATATATCCAGTTCCATTGTGTGCAAATAATTTCTTCTCTTGATAAAAAAACAAACTTAAATAATGTAGTTCTGGAGTATACTCTGTTGAATCAGAAGAATCAAACTGCACCTTAACATATATTATTTTTTTATTATTTGGGTTTGGAATAGAAGATCCATTCTCACACTGAGTCCAGGTTATTTCATCAGTTGAAACAAAGACAGACACTCCCTCTCCGCCCAGCCATTCTATTTTTGAAGACACATAATTTTTTCTTATTGATAAAGAAACTGCTTCTACGAATTCTCCAGATAATTTCCCTGGCTTTAAATAGATAGTGTTTTTAATTTCATCATAAGCCAATTCCGCACTTGAAAAGTAATCCCATCCTTTTGATAACGGAAACATAAACTTATCTGCTTCTGGCTGATGTTTCTCTGTTGATTTAAATATAACTCCAGAGTTTAAAGAAGCAATCTGTGATGGTGTAACAGTTGACGATTTAAAGTAATGATTTTTAATTTGATTTATACTTAATGCATACCTGTATACTGCTGGTGCATCTATAACAAAACTTTCACCAGCAGAACATGGCCCAGAAGAAAGTAAAATTGAATTATTGGAAAATCTAAAATTATTTAGTTTTTTAGACCTAACAAGAACTCCGTCTATGTATAAAGATATTAATTGCTTTTTATATACTGCAACAATGTGCATAGTTTTATTTGTATTAGGCAGGGTATAAGAAATTTTTTCTGAGCCAACTGAAAAAACAATATTTCCCTGATCCCAATAAATCCCTAAGTCGTTAGATGTTCCTAAAATTTTTGTAAAAGAGTTTATTGACTTTGGGTATATCCATGCCTCTAAAGAAAAATCGTTGTCCGAAGTTTTTGTTGTCCCAAAAGCTTCTGATGAGTTATTCCCATAATAGTCTTTTGTTATTGGAAAATTGATATAAGATGTGCTAGTTATTGTTGTTCCAGAAACTCCTTGAGGAATCAATGGAAATATCTTTTCATCTACAAAATTGTTATACTCAGCGTGATTTCCGCATCCAGAATAATCATACGCCACATTGCCCACACTCTCATCAAGCTTCCAGAAACCTAGTGGGCTGTCCTTAAAAATTGAAGTATAGTAGGACATGATTTTATTATATCAGAAGCTTTACTTTTTGCTGAATATCTTTTTGAAAAAATGAATAAAGCTCAGGGCAGCTTTTTCTATTTTCACCTCAGTAGAAGTATGTTCTTCTTGATAGTGTTTGCTATGGAAATAAGGATTTTTCATTTGATTTGAAAAATGCCTTCTTGGATGCC